CGCATTTGGTATTAACCACTCGTACGATACTGATGAGGTGGTTATGCTTGAAGTTTGGACCAAAGAGAGTGATAACGATAAGTCTGTAGACTATGGTTATAAACTACCAAACGGAACCGTATTCGTAAAGGCAAAGATTGAGTCTGACGAATTATTTACTGCAATTGAGAATGGAGAGATTAATGGTTTCTCTATTGAGATTAAAGCGGATATTAAACCAACAATTAATAACGAAGAACAAATGAATGAATTTGCTTTCGCCAAAGAACTTGGTAAGTTAGAGGCTCAATTTGAGGCTATGGCTAATAAGTACGAGGCAAGAATTGAAGCTTTGGAGAACGAGAATAACGTACTCCTTGAAGCTGTGACATCTGTTGAAGAAAAGTTTGCAAGCGTAGACAGCTTAAAGTCTGCTATTGAGATGATTCAACAGCACATTGAATCTATGGGTGCTTCTCAAGAAGAGAATGCTGCTGTAGAAGAAGATGAAGAACAAATGGCTGGACACTCTGACGAAGAGAAAGAGGAAGAAGAAATGAAGGAAGACAAGTACGAAGGTACTGAAGAGCCTGCATCTCAAGAAGTACAGACAGAACTATCTGCTGAAGAGGAAGCTACAGAAGCTGAAGTTGAGGAGCAATTTGCTGCTGAACAAAAGGCTGAAGAAGTTGCTGAAACAGTAGAAGACAAGACAGTAGTTTTTAATGGTATCACACCCGAAAAGGTGAATATGATTAATAACTTCTTTAACCGCAAGTAATTATTGTAAATTAATTAAACGAATCTTTTTAAACTAAAATAAAATGAGTATAGTAATCTCAAACTTGCCATACGGTGACAGACGTCCAGACCTCTTCATTGATACTATGGTAAAAAGCGCAGCGGTATTAAACCGTTTTCGCCTTGTTGACGGTGTTAAAGCTAAAGTAAACGTACCTATCTTTGACGCTACATTATCTTTCGGTTCAGATCTTTGTGTATTTGATGGAGCATCTGCTGCTACAATCGGAGAAAAAGAAATGACCGTAACCACTTACAAGTGGTCTTTCCTAAACTGTAAGAACGCTCTTGAAACTTCTTACCGTGGTCTTCTTTTGAAGAAAGGTCAGAACAATCCAGAAACTATGGATGCTGACTTTAAAGACTGGGTATTTGACTACTTCGCAAAATTGTCTGCTGAAAAAGCTTTGACTGTTGCAGGTACTGCATTGACTACTGAAATGGCTGCTGATGCTGCTGTATTGGACTACGATACTGACGCTGTATTGACTTCTGCTAACATCCTTGACAAATTAGAGGGTGCTTACGAAACAATGAGTGACGTTATGTTGGCTGCTGTTTACGGCGATGCTGACCGTGATTTCAAACCTGCTATCTTCTTGGGAACTGCTGCTATGCAACACTACCAAATTGCTATCGCTGGTCTTTACACTACTACTCCACAAGGTGTTGTAGAAGGTGGTGTACCGAACTACTACGGTATGGAAGTTATCCACTTCCCGTCAATGCCTGCTAACGAATTTATGATTGCTGCTCCACAGAACATCGTAATGTTGACTGATGAGTACAATGACGTTCGCGCTATTGATATGAAGTACGAAGCTGAACTATCTTCTGACAAAATTTGGGGACAGTTCAAGTTAGGTTTCTCTTACCTTAAAGGTGAAGAGATTGTCTACGCGAAAAACTTCGCATAATAATTAATTAATAACGGAAGGGCTTCGGCCCTTCCTTTAATACCTATAACAAATGGCTTGTAATGTAACTCTTGCTGATATTTCCTACTCTTGTGACGATGTTGCAATTGGTGGTATCGTAGAATTGCACGTTGCTAACCGTTCTGACGCTCTGACTGCTTTAACAAGAACAGACGCTGACCGTATAGTAACTGCTGCTACTGCTGTGACTGGAGTATCACAAATTTCTTTTAACAACAAAGATGGTTTCTCTGTCTTTAGCGAAGTAAAAACTGTAAGTGCTGATGGTATCGTTTCTACTGTACCAACTGTATCTGTTGAACTTCCTAAAATGACTGCTGACAAAATCACTGCTCTTAACGACATCTCTAAAGGTGGCGCAGAATTGGTTGCTTTTGTTAAGACTGCTGCTGGAACTTACCACGTTTGTGGTTTGGACTACGGTCTTTACGCAGGAACTGTTGATGCTAACTCTGGTACAGGTCGTGCTGAAAAGAACCGCTTCCAATTAACTCTAACGGGTGATGAGCAAGGTCTTTCTTACAGCATTCCTGCTGCTGAATTTGCTACTGCAACTGCATAATAGTAAATCTTGTAAATTAACACAAGGGGGAGTGGAGCAATCCTCTCCCCTTTTTATTTAAAAATATATGGCTTTCAACTGTTCTATTCTTTTAAGCGATATTGATATCAATTGTAACAAACGAGTTACAGGAGGTATTAAGAAAGCTATTCTTTTATTACAAAAAGACTTGACGATTACCTTTGACCCTATTGATGAGACTCAAGTAACTCAAGTAGACACAGTAGATACCGTAACTTTTGAGCATAACCCAAAGGACGGGACTACGACCTTTACAGAAAACAAGAACACATCTAATGGATTAGGTGTTGTCAC